CGGGGTCCTTCTCACAGATTTTGTCCTAATTTATAATTATGGACGTGATGCTGGAAGATTTGTGTAGCTTCCGCCAGTTGAGGCTGCGAAGTCACGTGTATCGTATCCTGCTGCAACCTTTACGTTCTTGACGACAACGAATGCGTCAGGATTTTCGATTGCTGTACCAACACGAAGGAACAGAGTATATTCTGTTGTATCCTTCTTTGGCTTGAACTCACGGTGTACTGTAATGTCACGCTTCACACCAACAATAATGTTGTCTGGGAATGTGAGGTGTACGTCTCCGTGTGCACCTGATGGACTTGTGTATGTTCCAGTTTGGTTCTCATCTAGAAGTGGAACTTCTAGTACTGGGATACCGTATGCGTAAGGGATTACGCCTCCTGGAGCACCATTATTAGCTGCAACATCTCCACGAACGATAGAAGATGCGATATCTTCTGGTGATCCTGGAAGTGATGTTAGGCTGTATAAGTAGTCCTGTACCAAATTGCTTCCTGTAAGGAAACGTAGTTGGTTGCGACGTTGCTTGTAGCGACGTGGCATCTTCTTAAGAGCGTCATTAAAGATGCTCTTAGAAATTGTTGCACCTGCTGCATCAACAACATTTGCTTCTGTCTTTGCGATGGTTGTAACACCCTTGAATGCTTTTAGAAGTGTATCTGAGCCTGTTCCAACTCCGTTAAGGATAAGATCCTCAACATCGTTACCAACCTGAGTAGCCATCAATCTTGCGATGTGGTCTTCTAGGTCTTGGCCCTCAATGCCGTCTTCTAAAGATTCAGTTGAAAGCTCCCAATCTAAACGGAGCTTCTTTGTTGCAAGAGAGATCTTAGCGAACACAACTGATTGTGCTGCTCCTGTATCAGATGCTTCTGTAGCAACCTTAAGGATTCTTTCGCCTACACCGATCTTGTCGATTTCTTGAATGTCAGAACGCATACGAATGGTTCTAGCAAACTTTGTTACAACTGTTGCATCAAACATATAGTCGATGAAACGATTAGCTTGATCTGGCTTTAGTAAGCCACCACGAGCTGAATCATCGCCTGATACGCCAAGAGCGTTGGCTCCTGTCTGCGCTGTAACTACTGCTTTTTCTAATAGTTCATTACTCATTTGTTTTTTCACCTGCCTTGTCTTTAGAGAATTTCACGAACACCGAGGAAAGTGCCGTTCCACTTGCTTTTCTTAATTGGTTCATCATTAGACCCGCCAAGGTCTGCTGACTTTTTGATAGCAGTTGAAGTTTCAACTGAATCAATTCTTTTTTCTGTTGCTGTAAGAGCATCTGTGATGCCCTTTACGATGCCAGAAATTTCATCGTACTTCTTTGCAAGATCTTCGATCTTTGATTCTGTACCCTTAACTAGTTCCTCAACATTGTTACGTACTGACTCTAGACCTGTTGCATTCTCAGATGCATTCTTTGCAAAGTTATCGGCGAAGAACAACTTGAGTTCATCAAGCTTCTTTGCGAAATCTAACTCTTCTACGGCGATCTCTTGAATATCTGCTGCCTTTTCGACAACTTCTTCATCGCCCTTTGGAGCTTCTGCGGCAACTTCTGCTGCCTCAACTACTTCCTCAGCTGCTGGTGCTTCAACAACTGCTTCAGCTGCTGGTGCGTCTACAACTTCAGACTGAAGTTCTGTATTTTCTGCCACTTCTGTACCTCCTACATTGGCTGTGTTTTTATTTAAATCAACGCCGTCGTTAGCTTCACGACGTTCTTCTGCGATATTTTCAATCTCAGAATTCTTTTGTACAAATGAATCAACAATTAATTTAATTGATTCTGCTTTGGAAACGTCAGATGATTCTACCCATCCAATTTGTTCCATATTGCATGAGCAGTTATCACAAGTTGCTGTATCATTTTCTGATGTTATTGCAATTGAATCTTGACCGCACCAAAAAATATTCTCTGGTGTAATGCCTGTTGCAATTCCCTTCATAACCATAGCTCCATTAACTTTTTCAATAGAAAAAATATTTGCTAACTGATTGGCTGGATTATCTACAAGGGACAACTCTACTAGGTCGTAATCTTTGATTACTCTTATTGGCTCTTCTTGACCGTCAATAAACTCATTGTCTGACTTCTTAATTGATCCGCCAATTGAGAAACCAGAAAGAGTGCCATCAAGAACTTTTTCCCAAGTATCTTGTGCACCCTTTGAAACATATGATGTCACGTAAACACCATTATAAACTTTACCTTCTTTTGGATCGTAATAACTTTTAGGTTCAAATGCTACAACTTTTCCTACCGCCATAGGCTGGTGCATTTCTCTAACATTTCCACGGAATCTCATGAATGCTCCGAGTGAGGCTTCAGAAGAAACAATATCTCCGTGTGAGTCTACATTGTCTAGTGTTGCGTAGCCAGAGACTGTTCGCTTGTTTTGATCGACCTTTGAGAACGGAATGCTCAACTTAATGTTGTTTCCGCTAGTGGTCCAATTAGACTTAGTTATTTCCATAGTGTTATTATAATATCTCTTAGTAGATTAAAACGCAAATACCAGTTTATTGAGTTTGACGTCCGTCGCCTTGAGCATTTCTGCTTCCACCGTTGTCTGCTTGATTTGCCTGTCTTTCTTGATCTCGCTGTCTATTGCCTGTGGCTTGAGTTGTTAACTCAGCGGCTGTTTTTGCGTTCAATTCAACAGGTACATCTCCACCCGATAAACCTTGTAGTCCCATTCTAGCACGAATTTCATTCGGAACAATGACCTTCATTCTTAGGTATCTCTCATCAATCTTGGATTGAGTATCTTCATCTGTCAATGTTAATTCATTGAACTTGATCAAGAACATGTCTGTCTTTTCAGCAATAATCTTGCCTAGTCTCTTTTCAAGAGTTCTTTGTGATGGTCTACATACCTGCTCTTTGAATGTCTTATCGGCATCCTTGGCATTTGCAAGGGATACTCCTTGAGGAGTTCCGATCTTGCTAATAGGGACACGGTGAGACATTAATATTTCATCTCTGTTGGCTGACTTATATTTATCAAATGAGGAGTCTTGAACTCCAGCCTCAACTGCTTCCATTTTAAACTCAACCTTTGAGTCAGAATTATCTGAAGGTAAAGGTATGTATAAGGAGCGATGATTCTTGCCCTTTAAACCTGTCTGGAAGAACTCTAGGAGCTTTCTTTCTGCATCGTTAGACAACTTTGCACCCTTGACTGTAATAATGTATCTAGGGACGGCCTTGTTCTCAAAATAGTCTAGATTAAATCTTGCCGCAAATTCATTTCCTGCCATAGCATTCTTTGAGGAAATAATATCTGGCACTCCGTAGAAGCCGTTTGTTGGAGTGTAATTCTTAAAGTGAATAACTTCATTTGGCACTACGTCTGAAGTTATAGGGTTTGGAGTTTCAGTATCTCCGTAATTTCTAAAGAATACAGTTTGGTTTCCAATGATCTGGACAAATCCATCTCTCATTCTGCGAATACGCATTGATGCTGATGGAACATGGCCAATGTAGCCAATCTCTCCAGTATTTTTTCTTCCTACTTCAAGGTAACCG